TCAAGTGCCTCTCGAAAGTTCCGCCGAGCCAATACTTCTCTTGCTGCGCTGTCTGAGTGATGGAAGTGTTCACCAATGTTGGATTGGTGTTGAAAACCTTTCGAATGTATTTTGCAGAAGACGGACTAAAGTTGAAGGAAGTCTCTTTTACTTTATTTCCACTCTCGTCTTTGATAATTGCCTTGTAGTCAGTAGAACTCTTTACATCAAAAAGAGCAGCAGAGCCAGAGTTAAGCGTTGCGTCACGAAGAGTGCCAGAAAGCTCGATTGTTCCCTCGTTAATGTACCAGACAGCAGCAAGTGCGCCGGTTACTGCAGTTGCAGCAGAAGCGGAATTGAACACAAAGAGTCCATAAGCGCCGCCGTTTGAGGCTGCACTATTGGTGTTTGAGCCAGAAGTTTGCCAGCCTGCTTTTCCTGCAGCGCCGTCTGCTAATCCATCCTGTTCTGCTCCGAGGAGACGAACCATTGTGACTGAATTGGAGTTACGGAGATAGGCTTGTGCTGCAAAGGAAGCATATGTTGGAGATGTATAGTTTCCATCGCGCCAGATATCGCCGCCTTGTCCGCCAGGGATTGGATTGCCGAAGACTTCGACAAACTCAGAAAATGAACTAACCTTAACTGGACGCATTGCTGGTCCTCGTTCGGTTCTTCCGATGACTACTGGACCTATCTCGTCTGGAAGAGCAGGTAACTGGGAGTTATCAATCTCGTTGATAAAGATTCCCGGTGAAATAAACTTAAATGATTTGACTGCCATTATGTATTGTCTCCTTACAGCGTTACAACATAATCTTCGAAATATAAATATATTCGTATTATCGTTAGTAAATAGTTGAGCGAATGCCTAAAGGCACAAATAACTGTGGACTAATCCCGATAAAAGGAAACATTGCCGCTGACATGTAGATTCTCTGGGATATCACCGAATATAACGTGTTCTCTCGGCATCTTAATTTCGACTGCATTTTCCCTTCTGACAATCTTTGGCTGCTCATCGTTCTTGCCTGCTCCGATAATATACCCAATGACTCTGAAAGATATATCTGTCTTATATCCTCGTTCATCTTCATTCAGGGCAGATGAATTGTTATCGAGAGAATATTCGGAATCAACAAAGACTTCAAATCGATGTCCATCTTTTGCTGCGCTGAAGTAATTAACGCCGCCTGGAGAAGTCATGAATGGAGTGATAATCTCATTCATTTGTTGCTGATACTCTGTCTTAATTGTGAGCTTATAGACTACCTCAAGATAGACTGGGATTGGCATTGACAATGTTTCATAAACCACTTTGTCATTCTTTTTTGGAAAATTGCTTTGCCCATTGCCGACGTTAAGAACAACTCTCTTTGCATCTGCGTTGGCGAAGTTTGCCGTCTTATTTTGCTTGATAACTCTTCCGACAGTCATTATTCCGCCTTTCGCATCTGCACGATTTGGAATGGGTGCGTAAACAGACCCTCTCTTAGAGATGTCCTTCGCAATAGATACTCTCTCGATTGTCATCAGAGGATATATTAAGACTCCATTAGAATCTCGCAAGTCTTTGTCGTGCTTTATCTGGAATGCTCTCTCCGCGCCTGTCCAATAGAAAGGAACTTTCTTCCAGCCCTTGTTTGTTGAGCAGAAGATGTCGAGACTATCATCAATGTGATCGAACAATGCTCTGTCAATTGTTTCGATAGTAGAGGGCATAAAGGTAATGTCTCCCAACTTATCATCATGTGGCATCGAACAAACCCTCCCTCGAAACTGTGCAAGCTGCGGTTATTTCAAATTTGTGATCAATCTGTCCGAATAGCTCTCTTGGTTGAGACAAGGAAGTGATCTCGTAAAAGAGTCCGCCGTAGAGGACAAAGTCGCCTTCGCGGACAAATAGGTTTTGATCTTCTGTTAATCTTCTCTTATGGAAGTTGACAGTTATCTTGCTCGACTTGTCAAGTCCCGTAGCGTCATCTGCTTTTGTCTGGATGCTATCATAGTTCACGAGAGCATAGACTCTGACTGGAGGGAGAAATGTCTTCACAATAGCTTCGCCGTAGATGTCATTGTATTGAGTAATCGAGTTGTCGATTGGGTAATATACAACTTGCTGTCCAATGACTCTCTCAACAAGTTCATCATTGACTTGCTTAACAAGATTGCGCTCCTTCTCTCCAAGAAAGAGAGGGGGAGGAGGCTGAGCAGGTTGACTCCATTCATTTTCATCTGACATGTTCTATCGCTCCCCTTTATCCGACAAAGACACCTGTTGGAACCTTCTTGGTGACATTCTCAACAGAGTCAGATATAGACGATTCTTTCTCCGCTAAGGCTTGATAGGTTAACTGATCGAGAGTGTCCTTCAATTCTGTTCTTAGTTTCTCCTGAGTTTCTCTTCCTTCTGTAATTAATGCCGGACCATTTAATGTTACTGACTCTCCGGGGATAGGAATTGAAGCAAACTTGGAACGAGTTTGTCCAAGAGTCTCCTTACAAAGAGCAAGAGCGAATCTTCGAATCCACTGCTTTCCGATTGAGTTAACATTCTCGTATGGAATGTTGGCAAACGGGAGAGTGTTCATATTGTTAATTCCATTGACTCCAGATACGGAACCTGATGTCTCAGTCCAGGCATCTTCTGCCAATCTAAAATTGAACCAATAATAGGCTGGACTTATGCTGGCTGGTGGCATGGGGAATATTCTAAGCTTGCTTCCTTTCAACTCATATGAATAATGAGAGTTCCTGGTGTAGATTGAGTCCTCGAATGCCATTGCCTGTGCCTTGTTTTGCCAGACAGGAATTAGCTGAAATGTTGAATCATCGGCATACTGTCCATAGTTGGAAAGGTTTCCAACAGTATTGAGTCCTCCGTAATATCCAAAGAACCTCCACATTGCGCCGGGTGTCTTATAATACACCTCCTCAATGATTACCTTTCTATCGGCTATCATGCCAGCGTATGGGACAGGGTTGCCTGTTGCTACGTCTAAGTTGTTCACAGAGGCGCTTGACAAAATTGCTTGGAGATCATAGTCCTGGGTTTCAGCACGGGCGAACGAGGCAGAGTAAATTGGAGTTGTGCCTCCCATTGCCGCCTGAGTTGAAAAGCCTTCTGTGACTCTCTGATTATAAGAGAATGTCATCTTCGGGAACTTGAGAGCGAGATGTGTTCCGCTCAAGCTGGAAGATAGTATGCCGGATTTTAAACTCCCATCATGATCAAATGTTCCAGTTACGTTGCCGAGGAAGTCTGGCAGTACGTTCTTTGACTGATGGAGATTGATGATATATGAGTATTCGAGAACTGCCTCTTCATATGCAGCATAGACACTACCTGTCGTCAATTCGATGTCTAAGATGTCTCCGCCGAGTTTCTGATAAGTGTATGCCACTTGATCGGATGCGCCGGATAAGAAATCCGTAGACGCTGCATAAACTCCAATCGGACAATTTGCAGCGACGGAGGTAGTTAATCCTGTTGCAGGAAGAACGATTGCACTGACAGTAGAAGCGGGGGTAAGGGTGGGGATTGCCATTAAGTATAAGTCTCCTCAGTGTAAATAGTTGACGGAATAAAGAAAACCCCCGCCATCTGCATGACGAGGGAATTCTTTTTACGCTATCGTTTTATATTGCGATATTATCTATCAAACAAGATCGACAACAATGACGAGTCCATACATGTCGGGACGTACCATCTTTTTGCCGTAGCGAGTCATCACACCCTTGCGAGGTACGAAGTCTTCGGTTCCGAAGATGGTGGGAGTCACCTGCAGTGGGACATATGGGGAGTATACATAACCACTTTCGAGGAATGAACCACCCTTACGACCAACAAGGATCACGTTGCGAGGGAAGTAAGGATCGACATATACGTCCCACTTCTTGCTCAATGAGCCAGTTTTTACTGCACCGATGGTGCCGCGATCTGCATCAGCAGTGATGTTTGCGCGGAAGCCAGCGGTAAACTCAAGGACGTTAGCAACTTCAGGTGAACACACTACGAAGTTGGCTCCGCCACGGAGAGTCTTGCGATGGATCTGTGCAGAGACATCGTTGATTGTCTCAACGAGAGTCTCGTACCACTCGGAAACAGTACCAGTGAAATCGGGAGTAGCGGTGGTTGCACCGACTTCCGTTCCAGTGAGACGGTTTACGAATCGTCCTGCTGCGCGGGACCAGTAGTAACGTCCAGCGGCTGCGCCCATAACGAGATCTTCAAGGATCTCACGGTCGATCTCAAGAGCAATTTGCTCGGAGAGAATG